TTTTCTTGCGATTTAGTAATGATGAACACTTGGTTTGCAGAATACATCACACCTGTGTTGTGAGACACTAAGCCGTTTTTTAAGATGTAATGGGCCACGTCACTGACTGTAATATCGTATACGGGCCGCTTACCTATTTTTTTTATAGAAGTGATTTTTTTTGTTTCTTGCCCCAGAACGTCTCCGACGTTAAGTAATGACACTTCTTCCCATTCACCGTTCATATTCATAAACCGGTGCGAATCCGAGCAAATGACACTACTACCATCGTCGAACTTTATTTCGTAACACTCTGGCGTTCCTTCTTCTAATGTGTCGGGGTCCCATGTGTGCGTAACTTCACGCCCGCCTTCAAGAGTAAGTACGGATTCGCCAGCGTCTATGTCTTGAATCTTCTTTGTTGAACCGTCGGACATAATAATTTCCGTAGAACCATCTAAGCATCCACCCGAGACAATAGCTTTCGGATAAAGACCCTGCTCGAGATATATGTGGTTGATAGCCAAGCAAGGAATCTTTTTCATTGTTAGGTGAGGAGTGATGATCCTAAACAACGATTTGAGAGATTTAGCACGAGTCATGTCTGCTACAGACTTTTCATTCTCGGCGTCTTCGACTTCCTTTTTAGAAGCCAAGTTGCCTACAGAATCTATCATAATAAAGACATTATCTTTTTTATCGATTTCTTGTAGCTTACCTACAAGGTCAAATTTCAGTATTTCGATATTCTCGATGGGTATATGGACAACTCGTTCTGTGTCGATCCCGAAACTTTCGATATACTCAGGTGTAATGCCAAATTCTGAATCATAAAGCAGAGCGATACCGTCATCGTATTTATCTAAGAATGCTTTCATACATAGCAAAGAAATCATAGTTTTGAACGTCTTACTCGCTCCCGCGACAACAGTAAGTCCTGGTGTCAAACCGCCGTCAATTTCTCCGCTGAAAGCCGTGTTAAGAATCGGAATGCCAATAGGAACAATGTTGGACTCGTCTCCTCCGAAAAAGTCCGACTTGGACAATAGTGTAGTATTCTTAGTGCTGCCGCTCTTAAGCATTTTATCTAAAAGGCTCATATTATTCTCCTATTCTATTCGTAGCAAGGCTTCCAGTTCAGAACGAAACTGTTTAATAACCTCTTCTCGATTGGGCCAATATATTGTTGTTTTTTCTGGATTGGATGCAAGATTATTTAGTAGCGGATCTATAGCATCATACATTAACTGAAGCCGATTCTGGAGATCGCCTATAGTTACTTCTTTTTCGTTTGTGACTCTTTCAAGTTCGTCTCTAGTATCGTCAATAAAAGAGAAGCCAAAATCATTTATTGCCATTGGGCAAAAGAGCGGTAAGACTCGGGGCCTTACCGCTTTTCTTTTTAGCTATTTGCTAGAGATTGGAAAAACGCGATATCGTCATCAACTTCGCCAGAACCACTATCTTCAGAAGAGGAGGAATTGATTTCTGGTTCGGGGTCCGAGGAACCTAGTTTAGATAGATCAAAGTCGCTGCTGCTACCCATATCTTCGTCATTTGCTGTCGCAGCCGAGGAAGAAGAAGTGTTTTTACCCAATACCATGTCCAGCTTTTTCTTTAGCTCATCGTATGGCTTGAAGTTTTTAGGGTCGATGATTTCCTGCAAGGAATGTTGCTGTTTCCAGATTTCCTCTAGTTTATCATCGTCATCTAGCAATGCCTCTGGAGAATCAAACTCCGATTTATCGTAGTTGCGATAACCTTCTACCTTACGGATCTTTAGACGGAAGTTTGCGCCTTCCCAGAAATCGAACGGATTAACGGCCACTTCGCCCTCAAACTCTGGGTTCATAGCATCGTTCAGCTTATCGAAGATTTTCTTGCCGTACTTGTACAAGAATACTTTACCTTCGTTATCTGGGTTGCTAGGATCGCGCACAACATAGATATTTGAGATGTAGCTCAAACGACGTTTTTGTTTACGTGCGATTTCTTTGTCTGCCTCAACACCGCTATTCCAAAGAGTGTTGTTGAGATCGTTGACCGGGTCATCTTCGTTAATTGTAGAACGGCAGTTTTCAATATACCATTTGCCCGAAGGGCCCTGAAAACCGTGTGTCCAAAGACGAATAAAGGGCATATCTTCACCGTTAGGTGCCGGAAGGAATCTGATGATAGCCATACCGTTACCCGAAGCGTCTACTTTAGGCTGCCAATATTTATCTTCGTCTGGGTTGGAATAACCGCTGTTTGCCATGCTAGAAAGCTGTTTGTTGAGCTTATCAAAAGCATTGGTGCGGGATTTTTTAAGTGAACTAAATGATGAAGCCATTTGTATTTCTCCTGTATTTTAATGTATTTTGTTGTATTACGCAGTATGTTTCGCCTCTAGGGCATGTTTATTTATAACGAAACTATGGTTAAAAGAACATTTCACGTAACTTTTTTTCAATATTCTTTTCGTTGTATTTTACGAAAGGAATGTAATTTCCGATATGATTGATTTTGTCTAATGCTATTATCTTATCAGAAATATTTGTCTTCCAATACTCTAATGTATTCGTAGTTTTGAGCAAGACTGCTACCGTCTCTATCATGATTTGTTTTCTCATGTATAGGTCAAGCAGCAGGGGATTCTCACCCTGGCGAATATAAAAATTGTTTTGGAAATTATCGTCTAACTTATTAAGATCTAAGCTAAACAAATACTCAAACGACTGTGTCCGTCGTTTCCAATCGTTATATATGTCTTTAGATTCGGCGTCAAGTATTTTTCCGACCCAAAACTTAGGTTTTTCTACAAAATTCGAAAGCAACATATTGTGGCTATCGCTTTCTTTCGAAAGTCTGTAAAAAACCTCAACGTCACGTCTTTTCTTGAAAGAATCCAACCCGCAACGAATTTTACCGTTGAATTTGTGGTAATCATAAGTTGTTGTTGTGAAGTGGCGTTTGAGCGCTAAGTAATCGACATATGTAACAAATGCTTCTCTAGTCGCAAATTGTTGCATTGATTCTTTCGTCTTTAACTAGTCTCATAGAAACAGCTTCTGACCTAATCTTCTCGACGATAACTTCAGACTTTGAAATTATGCTGGCCAGAGCCTCTATTTCCATATTGTTATCGTGTGCGTATATAGTCAACGCATCGATGTAAGAGGCCCCATTTTGTAGCATGGGGCTTATCTCTCTGTGAATAATTTCAGCAGACAGTCTTACTATCATCCGTTGATAACCTTGTAACCAAGAGTCCAATTTTCGGCAACATCTTCGACAAAGTAGATCGATTTATCGAAGAAGTTTTTACTTTCTATCATGTCGCCTCGTTCGTTATAGAATTCCACGACATAACCTGAATCGGCTTTTTTGATTTCTGCCCGACCATGGCCTTCTTTGTAGTGTGTAGAAACAAGCATAACTTTATCCTTATCGTTTTTCGTCGACAAACCCATAGAAAATTCTTGCCGTCTCAAGCACTTGCTCTTTACCAGGGAACGATGGCATCTCTACCTTTGTAGTGACACTTCCGTCGTCACCTTTAGTCGCAGACATTTCCCATCCCATCATCTTGAACTTGTATTCGTCCATGACATATTGGTGAGCTATTTCCAGGATATCCGAGCGAATTTCATATCCGTTTTTGCCAATTTTTACTTGTGGCTTATTCATATTATTCTCCTTCTGTGTATAAGTTGCGAGGCTTACCGTTGGCCTCGCGCGGGACTATTTTTAGCGTCCAACCTATCTCGCTATTAGAAGCGAACCGCGAAACCTACAGTCGTTTCTGCATAGTCGAAACTGCCAGAGGCATCATTAACAGTCAGCAAAGGCGCAAAAGTAAAATCGTTAACTGCGTACTCAAGACCTGCGGTTGTCTCTGCGGTGTCTGCTTCTATAGCATATTCGGCACCTGCTACCCAAGTCAATTCATTTGCTGTTGCCGCGGTTGCACCGAAAATTGTAACTGCTACGGTTGCGATTGCTAGTTTATTCATTATGTTTTCCTTTCTTAGGATTTTTGTCAATTACAAATTCATACAACGAAGATGCTTGTTTTTTTATGTCATCGACGCTGTACATTTTAGGAGTGTTGGTGCGTATGTGGTTTACCGTGCTCCAATCACTCTGTTGCCTCATAGTAGTAACTTCTTCGGCAAACACTTCCATTTTAGAGTTAAAATCTTTAGAAGCGATTTCGTTGGCTAGACGAAGTACGTCTAGCCTAATTTCATACGGTGTTTTAGGCATCTTTATCGCCCACTACAGACATCCTCTCTTCGGGAGTAAACGCATTAGACACATACGCGTCCGCTGTCGCTACGCCGGTATCGTATGAGTGTTTTAGTCGCGATGTCATAGCAGATGCTGTACGCATAGTAGCGCCCATGCTAGTTGTTTCGTATTGGATGGTGTTTTCGGCTTTAAATCCCATAACACTGCCTACGTCAAAAGCATTAATGTTAGCACCTAGGAACATGAAGCCCCAGTTCTTACCCTCTGCTTTCTCGACCATCATTTTGACATCTTTGTTATTGAATGACCTCGACGCATTCTCACCGCCGTCTGTCAAGATAGTAATAATGATAGAATCGCGATTCTTTTTTTTCTTGGATGATAGATCCTTATTGATCGTAGCCATAACAGACCCTACAGCATCATAAAGATTCGTCATGCCGTTTGGAGTGTATTGAGAAGTCGTCAGTGACTCTACGTCTTCAATAGACTTTCGGTCGATAACGTTAATAACGTCATTACCGTTAAATTTATAAAGAGAAACGAAAGTTTCGATTCCGCTTTCCTTGGAATCTTGCTTTTGTGTTTCTAGATACTCGTTGTAACCAGAAATTGTTGTGTCTCGACACATGCCCATAGAAGAAGACTCGTCCAACACGAAAACTACATGCGATGCCTTTTTACCTGCCTTTACTGGTTCGAAAGATGCTCCGATAGAAGTATTATTTCCTACAGTCAAAGATGGTTGAGACATAATTGGGTTGTTGATATTAA